TTAGAGTCTTTGGTTGCTGGATATTCAATAGAAACAGTCGAGGAACAATTATATTATTATGAAACAAAAGAAGAGTATTTGAAATGTGCTGGAATTAAATTAGCTTTGGATTTTGCTAGATTTAATACATTAGTTTCAGTAGCTAAACAAGTACAAGAAATAAACGAAAAAGAATTATGGTAGACGATATTATAAATTTCATAAATAAAGAAACTGGTATAGATATAACCAGAAAGAAAAAAACAAATGAGTATGTATTTGCAAGAACAGTATACTATAAACTTGCAAGAGAGTTAACCAATTTATCTTTAGAGGAGATTGGTAGTAAGGTAAACAAAGACCATTGCTCAGTAATACATAACTTAAGAAACTTTAATGAAGCTCTAAAACGTCCTATACTAAAAAGGGTATATACAGCTTATCTAGAAAACCCATCTGCAGGAAATGAAGCAAGTTATTCAGAGGTAGTCCAAAAGAATATGGAATTAGCGGAGGAGATTAGGAAATTGAAGGAAAGCAAATATATAGTTAATGAAGGATCCAAAGAGGTAAACAATATTCTAGAAGGTCTTAACGAAGAGCAAATAGAATTAGTTAAGCTAAGATTAGAAGCGATGGTAAGAATGATGAAGCTCGCTAAATGACAAGAGACGAGATAGAAAGATGTTACAGCTACTACATAAGACACGGAGGAAATGGTGGTAGGTACAATCTGCCACCTGCTGTAATCAAAAGTCTAATAAGTCAATACGTAAATAACTATATGGTAAGTGATGAAGGAGAAACTACATTGCATTCATCAGATGGTAGATTCATTAAACGTATTAACAATAAATAAGATAAGTTGTTTTTATAATTGAATAATCAAATTTTTTCAAATATGGAAAACAAAAGAGGTGGAGCAAGAGAAGGTGCTGGGAGAAAGCCAAAGGCTGATGAGGTAGCCATGATAGAGAAGTTAAGTCCAATGGAGGATAAAGCATACGAAGCACTTAAAAAAGGTGTAGAAGCTGGAGACTTTAAATTTGTTCAGTTATATTTTAATTACTATGCTGGTAAGCCTAAAGAAACCAGAGATATTACATTGAACAACGAACAGCCTATATTCTCATTAGGGGATATTTAGAAGCTGTTTAAGAAGCTTTATGAGCGAATTTATATTAACTACAGCTATTAAAAAAATGAGTCGTCTAACGGCTCGAAAGAAAGTAGTACAAGGTGGAACCTCAGCTGGTAAGACATTTGGGATTCTACCTTTACTTATTGATAAGGCTATTAAGGAACCTAATTTAGAGATAAGTGTAGTCTCTGAGTCTATACCTCATCTAAGAAGAGGAGCATTAAAAGATTTCCTAAAGATAATGCTGATGCTGAATAGGTATAGGGATAACCAATTTAATAAGTCTACTTTAAAATATACTTTCACAAATGGTAGTTATATAGAATTCTTTAGTGTTGATCAACCAGATAAGCTCAGAGGTGCAAGAAGGAATATCTTATATGTAAACGAAGCAAACAATATTCCATTCGATGCTTATAACCAATTGGCAATTAGAACCAGTGGAGATATATGGATTGACTACAACCCAACAAATGAATTTTGGGCTCATAAGCAAGTTCTAGTGGACGATGATGCTGAACTTGAGGTATTAACATATAAAGACAATGAAGCGTTACAAGACAGCATTGTAAAAGAAATAGAGAAGGCAAAAGATAAAGCTAAGACCTCAACGTATTGGGAAAATTGGTGGAAGGTATATGGTCTTGGTCAAGTAGGATCTTTGGAAGGTGTTTGTATTACGGATTGGAAGGAATTACAATTTACAGAACAGATACAAAACGAAACAAGATTATTATGCTACGGTATGGACTGGGGTTATAGCAACGATCCAACAAGTTTGGTAGCATTATATAAATGGAATGATGCTTATGTATTTGATGAGGTGTTGTATAAGAAAGGATTGCTAAATAGTGAAATAAGCAACATATTAAAATCCCAGAATATAACTGATATAATTTATGCAGATAGTGCAGAACCAAAATCTATAGCAGAATTAAATAGTTATGGACATCAGGTATTACCAGTTTCAAAAGGTAGGGATAGTATTGTGTATGGTATAAATTTAATAAACCAAAACAAGGTATATATTACTGACAGAAGTAAGAACTTAATAAATGAATTAAGAAACTATATCTGGCTTACTGATAAAGAAGGTAATAAATTAAATAAACCAATTGACGCTTATAATCATGCTATCGATGCAATGCGATATGCACTCACTTCACAATTGCAAGATCCTAATAAAGGGGAATACCATATTTGGTAAAACGTTAGGGATAAGTTAAAGACCGTTAAAGTTTGTTCACAGATTGTTGATAACTAAAAAGGATTCTGTATCTTTACTTCATCAAACAAACAAATACTAATTAAATTTATCAGTTATGAGCAATTCAAATTTTACTTTAAAAAAACCATTAAAATTCTATATTTGGTCGGTAAAGTCCTATGGTAACACAAGACAGATTTTTACTACAGATAAACTTTCACCAAAAGATTTTTGGTTTCAAGTTGGACAATTTATTGGGACACCAATTAAAGAAATGAAATTAATAGGTTATAAGATGGTTAAAGACCATTGGGGTAGAGACATTGAAGAGGTATTTCAAGAAACAGGCAAATTTATGAAACAGGAAATAATAGATAACTACAATAATTGCGATGTAGTTAGAAGAAATAGCTAAAAAAATAAAATAAACAAGGGAGTGTAAAAGCTCCCTTTTTAAAATGTATATTATGAAAGATTTTAATTATAATTTAATAATCACTTTTTTATTACTATTTATAGCTTACCATTTTATGGTAGAAGGTCAAACAGGAACAGCGATGTTCATGGTAGTACCAACTAGCTTTTCTATATTGTATGGATATATTAAACAAATGATAGAAGACGAATGAAAGATTATAAGAAAATAAGATACTGTTGGGATATGGATATTAAGATCTATCCAGTTCCAGTACCATACAGTAACGGTAATCAAAATCCTAAGTGTAAGATAGAAATAAATTACCAAGGTAAGATTAGACAAGGTGATACAATCTATAAGCAAGATAGAACCATGTATAATAAAATAAAAGAATTGTACTTGGCTTACTATGAAAAGATAAGTTAGTTAGTTTATTTGTTTGATAGCGAAAAAGGGTTACTTTATACAAGTAGCTCTTTTTTTTGTTTTCAAATTAATATAACTATTCATGAAGGTAGAAATTAACGTACCAGAAAATCTAAACGATATTACTCTAGGTCAATATCAAGAATTCTTAAGATTGGAAGATCCAAAGGAGGAAGATGTATTGGGTATCTTTTTAGGATTAGATTTAAAAGGTATTGGTAAGATAAAAGCTTCTGACGTTGAAAAATACTCTAAGCACATAAATGATTTGTTTGAGCAGGAGCAGAAACATTCTCTGAGATTCAATTTAAACGGTCTAGAATTCGGTTTTATTCCTAATCTAGATGAAATTACATACGGAGAAAATAAGGACGTTACATCTTATCTAAATGATTGGCAGAAGATGCACAAAGCGATGGCAGTTCTATATAGACCGATCGTAAATAAGTTTGGTAAGAAATATCTGATAGAGGAATACGAAGGCAGTCATAAGCATAGTGAGCTAATGAAAAGAATGCCATTAGGTGTTGTAATGGGTTCGCTTGTTTTTTTTTGCAATTTAACCAACGAATTGCTGAAAGCTATCCCGAGCTTTTTGGAGAAGGAAATACAGAAGGAGCAGACGACCAAAGCAACTTTGCAAGAAAATGGGGAAGCTATCAGGAGTTATATACAATCGCTCAAGGAGACATTAGGAGATTTAACGAAATTACAAACTTACCCTTACATACTTGCTTAATGTATTTAGCATTTGAAAAGGAAAAGGTTGAATTAGAGAACAGGATGATAAAACAAAAATTTAAGTAATGCAAGGATTTTATAATCTAACAACCAAAATAAAAGATACATTAGCATTAGATGCTTTTGTTAATACTGTTACTTACGGAGATATTTTTCAAGTTGATCTAAACAAACAAGATATATTCCCACTTTCACATTTCATAGTAAACAGCGCTACTTTGAATGGAAGTACTTGGCAATTCAGTATGAGTTTGCTATGTATGGATATTGTAGATGAAAGTAAATCGGATACGGTAGATAAGTTTCTGGGAAATGATAATGAGCAAGACGTATTAAATACTCAGATGGCTGTTATAAATAGATTACTGGAATTATTAAGAAGAGGTGATCTACACGAGGAGCTATACCAATTAACAGGTTCACCATTAATAGAACCATTCGTTGATAGATTTGATAATAAGTTAGCTGGTTGGACATTGACTTTTGATGTACTAATACCAAACACAATGACTATATGCTAGACAATATTCAAGATACTCTAAATAAGTTTGGTAAATATGTGGTTCAGCAATCACGTAGCAGACTTACTAAGGGTAAAAAGAATGCGTCTAAGAGCCTTTACGATTCTATTCAATATGATACAAAGAAAACTTCCTACGGTTACTCTGTGTCGTTTATAATGAATGAATATGGTATGTTTATAGATCAAGGTGTTAAAGGATCTAAGTCTACATATTACGAGTCGAGATTATCTAAGTTTAGATATTCAGGTAGCTATAAAATGATACCACCAAAATCATTGGATCAGTGGGTATTAAGAAGGAATGTAAAAGGTGTTAGGGATGAAAAAGGTAGATTCGTTTCTAGAAAAAGTTTAAAGTTTGCAATAGCAAAAAGTATATACCAAAAAGGAATAAAAGCAAGTTTCTTTTTTACTAAGCCATTTGAAAAAGCTTTTGATAATTTACCACCTGAAGTTATACAAGCATTCGGATTTGATATAGAAAATATTTTAGAAAAAGAGATATGAAAAAAATAAACGTAAGGAGTCCATGGTTTTTGACAACTTCTGATGAACAGATACCACCACCATCAGCTCCAGCTGTAACACAAGTTGAATGTGGAGACACTTGGTTAACAGGGGTGGACGTTGGTAATAGGACTTATGAATTTTCAACATCTGAAACAGGTGATGTTGATATTGTAATAGGTGGTAATGATGTTCCAGTTAGTTTTACTTTAGAATGGGATGGGAATACGCAAACAACAGGATATATAGGATTGGACACATACGATCAAGACTTAATTGATGCAGGTGTAAATCCTGCTGATATAAATACAGGTGATCCATCAACCAAAAATACAACATTAACTATTAATAAAACCTCAGCAACACCAGAATTGGTACAGCTTCATGTTTTAGCACCTTTAGTAAATGATAATTATTCTTTAGAGTTTAATTGTCCAAGTACTGTTATACCAACTATACCTTGTGGAGCAAGTGGAAGCTATACAGGTGGTGAAGCATATCCTACTGTACAGAATATTACATTGGGATCTGATACTGGAATTGTATATCTTAATTTTAATGCTTATAGCGTACCAGATAAATTTATTGTAGAATTTGATGGGGTTGAAGTTATAAATACCGGATATAGGGGTGACGCATTTCAGCAGAACTCATTAAACACAGCATTAATAGCATTAGGTGAACCAACAGAA